GTAGCACAACTATCCCCGTACATGGGTGAGTTAGAGTTAGAGAAGTGTCTTGATGTCATTGACTCCATGGCCACCAGCAAGTTTGATGTCAATCTCACACCAGAGGATGCAGTCACACAACTCAAGCTTATCGTGGGTTCAACACGCTACGATGACATAGTGGGTAAATGGAAGGCAGCAAATCAGGGACTACTTCAACTACACGGCACCAAGAAATACAGCCATAAAGCCACAGGCAAGCTCTACGATGGGTTAGACAGCGATGATGACCCCAGTGATTATCAAGAGGTCTGGATTTGATAACCGTGGAGCTTCGTCGTCGTCCTATTGGTGCTGGCATCATTGATCGGTCTACAAACCGTATCGTTGCCAGATCATTACGAGACAGGCTCCAATCAACAACACCAGTCCGCACAGGTAGATTGCGAAGAGGCTGGAAGATCGTCAAGGTCACCAACTCCGAGATTATGATTGAGAACGATGTCTACTATGGCTACTGGGTTGATCAGGGTAATACACGAGGCCTCAAACCCAGACGCTTCACCAAGAAAGCCATGGATGAATTCTGGCGTGGTCTTGATCCACTTTTACAGAAGTATTACCACCGACCAGAAGCGGATTATGTAGAGCCATGAGCGAAAGGGACACCATGGAAGAACCTACAACAACCAAAAGACGAAGAGGTGGACCACAGCCTAATAGTGGACGACCCAAAGGCAGCACGAACAAAATCAGTGGTGCCACGATTCTTGCCAGCATAGAAAAGACCGTAGGCAAGAAGTTTGAAGACTGCTTGGCCGAGGGTTATCTAAATGCTCGTTTGCGTGGTGATAACAGCTTGACCATGCAGTATGAGAAGATGTTTCTCAGCAAGGTGGTGGCAGACAAGACCGAGTTAGATGTGACCAGTGATGGCAAACCATTACAGGCAGTATTCAAGTTCACAGCACAAGAGCTTGATGATTGGAAGCCCACTGAATGACCGATATACCACTCTATGGTGAGCAATACACACTGCTTCAAGACTGGTTGAACAGCAGCAAGCATTGTATTGACATCGTTCCAGTGGGCAGTGGCAAGACATTCTTAGCCAGTATCGCCTTGCCTATATTCGCCACCAACGATCAGTACCATCGTGGTAAAGACATCATTTACTCAGCACCCACTACAGCCATGATCAAGTCGCTGATATGGGAGCCGTTGAAGACCACCTGTATCAACCAGTTTGGCTTACAGGATGCCAAGCATATCAACAACAGCGAACTGACCATACGCTTTCCCAATGGCGTATTCATTCGTTGTAAGAGTGCGGAACAGCGTGAGAACCTCAGAGGCTTGAATGCTGGTATATGGGTAGCAGACGAGGCAGCACTCTATACCAGCAATGTGCTACAAGAGATCACTAACCGATTACGTCCCAAGGTAGGTCAACCCGATACTGGTGGACGCTTGATCGTAATATCTACCCCCAATGGTAATGGCCCACTCTATGACCTGTTCAAAGCAGCAGTAGCAGACCAAGAACATTGGATCGTCAGGCACATGAATTATGAGCAGATGCGTTCAGGTAATCGTGCCTACATTGAACGACAGCGTCAGATACTCAGCCCACTCAAGTTCAGTCAAGACTATCTGTGTAGCTGGGAAACGGTTCAAGACCAGTTCTACTACACATGGAACAGTCATCTGTATTGCGATGCTGTTCATGACCGTGGTGGCACTCTGTATTCATTCCATGACTTCAACAAGCGAAGGATGTGTGCCACCATCGTTCAAGTATCAAGACCTGGGGAATTGGACGGTAAGATTGAGGTCATCAAAACCTATGCTATACCTGACTGTTCAACTGAGGGTATCGCCAAAGCCATTAGAGAAGACTTTCCACAACGCAACATACTCAGCATCATTGACATGAGTGGTACGCAGTTGAACCGTGATACCACCAGTGAGTTTGGCAAGACAGACAGAACCATATTGGAGCAGTATGGGTTCAGAATCGTCAACACCAAGAAAAGCAATCCCCTGATATCAGACACAGACAACAGCAGCAACGCATTTATTCAGCGTGGTGGACTTGTAGTTCAACCTGATGACCAACTATTACTGGAAGCATTGAGCACCTACCATTACGAGGATGCTGGTCGTAAACGCTTGGTCAAATATGAGGAGCAGCAGTACGCACACATCGATGGATTGGGGGATTGTATTCGCTATGGCATTCATCATTTGTTCCCAGTCAGACACCATATCAACAATCATGTGACTGACGGTATCACTCCACAACCCGGAGCACAATATTTGAAGCAAGGTCATTTCGGCCCCGGTACTCCTACGTTAGAAGAGCTTATTCGTGGTGAACCAGAGCACGACTATTGCCAATTCTAACTAAATAGCATAAGGACACCATCATGCCCACCAACGCACAACTACTACAAAAGAGCAGGTTATTCACACGCATAGAACCCACCATGCGTTCATATGAGCTTGCCTACCTAGGTGGAACAATATTCAAGGAGAATGTCAGGATCAAGCGTAGCAGTGAAGACGCTGCTGTTCATCAACGACACCGTATTCTCACAACCAATCAGCCGTGAGAAATGTTTCGTATCACCTACTGGAGCAGAGTTATCAGAAGAGGCTACTCAATGGGTAGAGTTATTCTGCTATGACGCTGACCTAAACAACAACAGCCTAGATGGTGTCATGGAACAGATAGCGGATATGAGCAGCATATTCGGTCATTGCTTCGTTGCTGTTGACATGACCAGTGAAGATCAAGGCACTGCTGGTAGACCGTATGTGAGCGTGATAAGTCCGATGCAAGTATGGGACTACACTTGGCAACCAGTACGTGGCAGATTCATGCTCAACTATGTCAAGGTGTTAGAACGTAGCGATGATCGGTATTACTACTTCAAGGAATACACGCTGGGCACGGTAAGCAAAGCCAGTTCATGGAGTAGTTATCGTGTCAACAAAGAGAAGCCTAGTGCTGATCAGGCTGAACTACTTGACAGCGGTACTTTTCCTGTGGGCATGTCATTACCCATTTTCCTGTCCTATACTCGTCGTGATCCTAGAACCATTGATGTGGGGATCAGTGATATTGATGCTGCCACCGATGTTCAACGAGAGTGTTATGCCACAGAAGCAGAAGCATACTCGTCCATCCTGTTCGCTAAAACGCTTATACGGGCTGAAGCTGGCATCAAAGTACCTGCCACTGCTGGAGGTATCGTTCGTGCGTCTGAGGGCCAAGTAGAGACTCTGACGGTGGATACGTCTGATGTATCCAGCATCATTCAGAAGCAAGAGCAATTACTCATGGGATTGGAGAATCTCACTGGCTTGGGAGGATTGCGTCAGAACCGTGCTGAAGCTCAAAGTGGAGTCAGCATCATTCAAGAACGCAAGACCTTACACAAGATGGCAGGACAGAAAGCAAGGATGCTAGAGATCACAGAAGAGATGATCTTCACGTTCGCAGCACGATGGATGGATTGTCGTTGGGCAGGTGAAGTTTTATACGGCACCGACTATGACGCAGAGGACATCAAATACAAGGTGGCTCTATTGTCAGAGGTCAAGAAGATATCCCCCGATAACCCAGTCATTCAGGGCATGATCGACCATGAGATTGTTGAGCTACTGAGTGATGATCCTGAAGAAGTTGAACAAGCCATGGAACTAATGAGGGCAACCAATCCTAGTATGGTTGAACCCATTGAGGAAGCAGAAGAACCCGCAGAATCAGCAGACATGGGTGATCAGCGTCCACAAGAACTTGAACAGAAAACTTCAGTCATGATGCCTCAGGGTGGTGCATCACGATATGTGGGTCAGACAACATACGATCCCACAGCTACAGCCCTGTTAGAGATCAGCCGCCAAGGTCCGATCTAAACAGGATAAATACCCTACTACGGTGATTACGCACAATCAAAGGACAAGCAATGAACACAGAAGTACAGCAACTTGAAACAAACGAACCCATCGTTGGCGACGCACAGCCACAGGATGTCAATCCCGGAGCCATTAGAAAGGCTACAACGCATTCAATCCTACGAGCAGCATCCAATGCCATCGGACAGGATATTGACAGCGTAGACGGT